AGATGTCTGACATTTCCATACATAATCCTTAAATAGAAGCTAACTTCAGTTCATCAACCGTAGTCATAGTATCAACTTGGTCAGTAATATCTCTAAGTCTTGCTTTCTCAGCAACAATAGCAGTAGTGTCCTCAGAGGTTTCTAATGCTCTTTGAAATGCTACATCTTGTGCTTCTAATAGAGGTTTACGTTCGGCTCTCAGACGGTCTTTAGTGATAGCTTTAGCTTTGGTTATGTTGATATTAACTGGCATTGTCAAACTCCTCTTGTGTAATCTGGTTGTACTTTAGTTGGTCATCAAGTGATAGGTCAGCACTAGATAGTTCATTATCACCAGCTACATATTCCCAAGCATCTCTAAATGTTCTGTCAGATAAGTCAACTGAGTCAGCTATGATTTCGTACTTTGTACCAGTCGGTAAATCTTTATTAGCTAGGTGAATCATCTTTTCTTCTAGCGTTCCTTCTAGCTGTGCTAAGAATTTAGGAGCTGGTGCTACTACTGCTACCACTCCACTATCGTCATATATTAATCTCATATTAATCTCCAAATACTATTATGGTTACAGATGCTGTATCACCGTAAGTATTGTTGTCAGACCTTCGGGTATATGCTTTAAATTGAGTAGTAGTTCTATTTCCCTCATCAGCCATAGTTACATTCATATTATCCAAAACAGCGGGAAGTCCAGATGAACTTCCAACAGGTGCATAAGATGTGTTACCTAAAGCATTTGTCATAACTATTGTGAATTTACCAGTAGCAACATCCGTAATACTACTAACATTATGACTATCTGCAATAGCCACAGTTCCAGTACCATCAAAGTTCACCCAAGCCTTAGCGGTGAATTGTGATAATCCTCTGCCGTCTGTGGTAATAGTAATAGCTGTACTCGTAGCGTTATCATCAATACCTGTTGAGGTGAAGTTAGCAATGGTAGCTAATGGCGCACCAGTAGATAAAGTTAGAATACTAATCCACGCTGAATCAGCAGCATTTCTTTGTTTTAATATATCATTAGCTGTATCTGCCCACCACATAAATGCATAAGTTGTAGTTGGCGCTGATGCTTTTGAATTGTTAGAAACAATCGCAGCCAATGCGTTATTTAAGTCAGAACGTGTATTAGCACCATTCTGATTAGCAATTACATAATCATGTTCTGCCATTATTTATCTCCGTTTAAATTTAAATTAAATTGTGTCATGTTAATAACCCCTTGCAAGATAGTTGAAATTGTGTGCTTCATAATTTGAACCGTGTTTAACACCAACATCAAATCCAGTTGTTGTTTCGTTCTGAATATCAAGAATATCGTTAGAATCTAAATCAGTAAAGGTAACACCAAGTGCTGGAATAGCTTTAAATGGTGTAGCATAAGTTACCGATAGCAACCCAGTTGATAATGATGTTAAAGCATTAGCACCTTGTACTGTGTCTGGCATATCAACAGCAACCGATAATTCAGTAATATTAATCTGATGGTCAGCATTTGTGGATGATGCTTCAACCTTAAATTTATAGGCTCTAGCACTATAATCAGCAACCGTAAACTTCGCCCAACTGCTCCACGTTGGCGTTCCAGATGGGTCATCATTAGTAGTAGCAATATATAGATTAAGTGTTACGTCAGATGGTGCGTTTTCGAAGTCTGTCCACGTATCCATCAATGCTGTTCTATCGTCTATAAAGTCGCCAATAACAAACGCTGTGAACGCAATAGAAGCTGTTGCTCGTGATGTATATACAGCACCAAGGTCAATATATGTATCAAACTCATAAGAACCAGCAGAATCAAGACCACCGATAGCGTCTAATAATTCCCAATCGTCCATTAATTCAGTAACACTATCAAGCAATGTATCAGCTTCAAACTTTAATACATTATCAACTGCCACCATATTGGTTTTAGTACCAGTAAATGATGGGTTTTGGGTTGATGTAGCTACCGCGTTCATATTTATAATGTTCGGGATAGTTGTAGATACAAATAATGAAGTATTAACTGATTCATTACCAGTTGAATCAACAAACTTAGCCATATATGTGCCAGTTAATAACGGCAATACAGCATTGGTATTTAAACCAGATACAGCAGCACCAATATCAGTAGATGATTCCCAAGTAGCACCAGTTGTTAGATTTGAATGTCTGAAGCGTACTTTACCACCTACTCTAACATCAAGGTCAGTAGCTAAATCCCACGATAAATGAGCAGCATTATTAAGTGCTATAAAAGATAAATTAGCAACATCAACTGGAGGTGTCGTTAATCCAGCAACTGTTACATTGTTTTTATATGCCCATACTGAACGAACACCCATTGTATTAACTGAACGAACTCTAAAGTCGTGAATAATTGGGTTAGCATCATCAAGTCTAGCTTCTGTGTTCTTGGTTGTTGTTAAGAAGTTCCAAGTGCTTGAGCCATTTTCTTTCCATTCAACATCATATTCTTTGACGAATATATCAAGTGCTGCGTTCCAGCTAATAGCAACACGTACTTTAACACCAGCAGAGCCAATCGTATCGTATAGGCTTTCACTTGTAGCAATAGCCGTTGGTGGTTGTGCGGTGGTGGTGTCTGGCAGGTTGGTGTTTGGCGCAGCATCACTGGCACTAATCGTGCCGAAGTCATAAGCGGTGGCGTCGTATTCCATGGCCAATATTCGCACTTCATCATTGTTTTGCAAGGTGATACGCATCACGCGGAATTTCTTGCCAGCGTTTGAGTTGAGTGTATCCCAGCCAGGCGTGGCGTGTTTAACATACACCACATCACCCACCTCACATCGTAACCCCTCGATGGTGGCGGTAAACTCACACATGATTTGTTGGCGTGATTGATTCAGATTAATGGTGGTGATCATCTTCGCCCGATCAATATCTGAGGTGAATGGTAGATCAATGGTTTTTTCTAATAAAAGGCCATTGTCTTGGGTGCGCAAAGTGGATGAATCCACCACGGCGATGTCCGGTTGCCAGGCGCGATCGGGATTAAAGAAGTTGGCACGCATTCTATTAAATTGGCTGTTTTTGTCACCCAACTTAATAGACCACGCGCCAATGATATTATCCTCACTAAAGGTAAAGGCGGCGGTTTCTACTTTGTCGATAATGAGTTTGTATTTACCACCAGAAAAAATCAAAAAGCCACGACAAGCGGTGAGCAGTTTTTTGAGTACATCCATCGAGCCTTGCGAAGTATCAACCACACCATTGCAGGTATATCGGGTTTTACTCACGCCACCAATGGTGACACTTTCCTCACAATAATTGGCCGCTGCATTAAACGAGGTATCATCAATCAGTGATGTTTCAATGCCTCTGCCATAACGCGTGTTGGTTAAATAATCACGAATACATAACACCGGATTATCACTCCAGGCGGTGGTTGCGGTGCGTGCATCGTAAACCTTTGCACCTTTCAGATCGGCAGTGATGGTTGGCAAACCACTTGCAAACACATCTTGATCGTATTTCATTTTAATGTAGAGATAGGCCGTGCCTTTGAGTTGGTGGTTTGAAGTCCATCCGCTGACACTTGTCACCAAGTTTGAATCCGCCGCTTGCGTGGTTGAGCCGGTGTGTTTATAAACATCTAAAAAGCCACTAAACTTAGCATCGGTGGATAGCACGTCATTCAGATAAACATTCTCAAAAGAATTAATCTCACCCTCGCTCATGGCCAATACCATGTGCAGGTATTCGTTATCTGTGCCGGTGATCTCTAATAAAACTCTTGTGCCGCCAATTTTGCGCTGACCATATACGACTGGGATCGGCGCATCGTTGGCTGATTTATTAACCAACATACCACTTGCTGCACTATTTGCACCAAAATCGGCTTGCTCTGGTTTCTCAGCTAATAATCCCGATACACCAGCACCAATGAGTGAGCCGAATAAATTACCCACTGCCATGCCAAAAATCTCTTTGGCGAAAAATCCACCAACGGTTTTGGTTAGGTATGATCCGGCAATCTCACCGGCAATGAATCCGACTACTGCGCCCATAGATCCCACCGATAAACATCACCCTTAACCATTGGTATTTGAGTGGTAACTGAATCCTCAATCACCGATACGACTTTTGATCCAGTGCAAATATGCGCCCGATCAAACACTTGGTCTTTAACCAAAATCAGATCACCGGTTTGAGCGTGATTATCTTTGATTTTTCTAAGTGGTAGGTAATCTCTCAATGTGCCGATTTTTTTGGCAAATTTTAGCGCACCACGTTTGGTGGAATATTTGCCCACCACATCGGCGGCATAATCTGTGCCTTGGAAATGATCCACCATTTTTAAAATAAAGGTGTTGCAATCATTCTCACCCCATTTAAAAGGCTTGCCCATTTGTGACTCAATGTAATTGTGAAAGATGATCTCAGTCATTGGGTTTGCCCCAAATTACATCTTTAACAATTTCACTCGCAAATTCAAAGCCTTTATCGCCCGAAAAATGGATTTGTGTTTCTTCATGGTTGGTGTGTCTGCCGGTGGTGCGGCTAAAATCCACCCAAGCATTGGTGGCTGATACCGATACACTTGATTGACCGCCGTTTGGATCTTCACTAATGGTTGGTGAATCCATACGCCCCTCAAAGATTAACACTGGATCAACAATCAGTGCCTGCGCTGAGTCTAAAAAAGCGGTGTAAATTTTTACCGTGCGATCAATGTATTGTTTATTTAAAACATTACTGACCCACACTTGATCAACACCCGACAATGAGATTGTCATTGATGACACCATCACCTCGGCGGCTTCTTCAATATCTGAAAAACCCATAAAATGACCAACGGCTTGATAAGTATTTGAATCGTAAACGATGTCTTTATAACCGTCATTCATATAAACCACTTCATCGTCAAAATGCACCGACAACAAATGCACCGGCTGATTTTGAAGTTTGGCAACCTCAGTTTGAAAGGCTGTGGTTGATCCGCGATCTGCCACTAAACTACCTCAACCAGTTTGATTTGATACGCCACAAAGCCACCGGTTGATACGCTCATCTCTTGCGTGTCTGTGGTGAATGCCATGGTGAATGGCACATCGTTATAAGTGATCACCTCATTATCTGCCACACTTTCTAACAGTGCCGGCTCGATAGCGAGTGACGTTGCGCCGTCTGCGGTGATGGTATAAACCTTGTCATGACCGGCAAATTTAATAAAATCACCGGCTTTTAAAGTGCCAGTCAATCCATCGGTTGCAATGGTGGATGATCCTGCTGCATAACCACCGGCATTATTTACCAACAACGTGCCAGTGGCCGTGCCAGAAGTGTCCTTATAAATCGGTGGTTGATAAGTGAATGTGCCATATTGGCCTTGCTGTTTATTCGCAAACGCCCAAATTGGTGCAAACTGCGCACGCGTGAGGGATGGATAATTAATATCCATCAACCATCTTTGACCACCACGCGATCGTGCTTGACGTTTTAGGCTGTGAGTGACACTGGTAAGTGTTGGCGCAATACCGGTAATACTGATTGAATTTGCCACCGGTGTTGTTGGATATGCGCCACTCATATTGCCACCGCCCTGCCGTTACGATTAAAGGCTTGACGCACCACACTGACAATCGTTGGTGCATTTTGCGCAATCACGGTTGCTGCTGTGCGTGGATCAAGCGCATTGATCTGTGGCGAATAAGTCACGTTAATAGGTTGACCACCACCGCCATTATTATGATCAGTCACCGTTTCATTTGGATGTAGAATTGCCGGGAAACCACCTTTGCCATCCACACCGCCAGATCTTGCACCGCCACCGGTAAAACCACCACCGGCAAAACTGGTAATCGTTCCTCTAGTGTCTGGCACAACATATTCAGTTGATCCAGATCCGCCCGAACTACCAAAACCAAAATCAATGCCGCCTAAAAATCCGGCTAATTTTTTACGCACTTGAATACGAATTAAATCAGAGATAATGGCTCTTGCCATATCTTTAAATGAAGTCTTAACACCCATTGCCATATTAACAAAAGCATCTTCCATTGATTGGGCTGCTTTCAAGCCAACAGCACCTAATGCTTTTGATTGTTTTTCAGAATCTTTACCGGTTTTAACATATTCCTCAACACCGGCAGTAACACCACCCCATTGATCTTTCATATCGCTTAACCAAGAAGTGTCTTTTAATTGGGCTGTTGTTTTTACAATATTCTCTAATGGTTTTTGGGCTTCAATCGCTGCAATCTTATAGCTTTCCAACCCCGTTACAAGATGCTTATAACTAACCCGTTCTAACGGTGTAGAGGATTTTTTAACCATAGCTAATTCACGATGCAACCTTTGCCATTTACCCGATAATGGCACAGTGTCCTCATCGTTAATCTCTGCCATTATGTCTTTAACACTACGCAGTCCGCCCATCGCTTCAGGGATTGTTTTTCTAAAATCGTTGAAGTTGTTAATGGCATCGATAACAGCATTTGATATTGACTCAAAAGCCTTTACCATTCCAATGGCTGCATCAATCACTGCGTTCGCCATTGATGTGGCAAGTTTGCCAATGCCGCCGGCTTTGTCGATTTTAATCTCAACCCATTCACGAATTGAGTTTGTAATTTTCTCTATAATTGGGGCAAGTTTGGCCACGGCTCGATGAAACGAGGCTGTTAAATAACTCCCCAAACGCGTAAAAGCATCGTTGGCTTTTTCCACGCCTTTGGCAGTTTTTTCACTGATAACCAGACCGAGTTTATCGGCTTCCATCATCGCCTCGCGCATGGCCACCGATCCACCCTCTAGCACGTTGATCATCTTGCCACCGCGTGCGCCAAAAAGTTTGTAAGCTAGATCGGCTTTTTCGGTTTTATTGGTCAGTCCGGAGGTTACATCGGCAACGTCTG